CCTGTTATCATTAGCCATGCCTCTCGAATGGTCACCGCATCCCGCCATCCCGCCTCTCAGTTCGGCAGAGATGCTGCGGATGACACCTGAGAGCATCCTCGCCTATTGGGAGAAAAGGGAAGAAGCGATCAAGCTAGAGAAGGATGATCCATATCGTCATGGGTTTGAACTGGATACATGGAAATTAGCGGATAGGGAGCTAAAGTCGCACCAGGAGATTCTTCTTATGGGAGGCAATCGTGCGGGCAAGTCTGAACTTTGTGCGAAGCGGGTAGTTCAATGCTTGGTAGAGAACCCAGGTACTATTATTTGGTGTCTTACAGAAACCTCGGCCAATTCGATTCAGTTCCAGCAGAAGCTAATATTTAAGTACCTCCCTAAAGAATTAAAGACACTAGGTAGGGGGAAGGTCGGATATGTCATGTATTCGCTTAGAAATGGATTTACTGCCGGCAAATTCACTTTGCCTAACCGCTCGGAGTGTATTTTTCGTAATTGGTCGCAAGATATCAGCACGATTGAGGGTGGGGAAATCGGCTGTCCGCAAGAGCCACTCAACGGCACCCACAACATTGGGTACTGGGCAGACGAATTGGTGCCAATGCCGTGGGTGGAGACTCTTCGTTTTAGAACGGTCACCCGAAATAGTAAGGGAATAATATCCTTCACAGCCGTGGACGGGTGGAACTCGGTAGTCAAATCGATGCTAACGGGAGCAAAGACTGTGGAATCGGCAAAAGCTGACCTTTTGGATGGTGAGGAGGTTCCATTGGTCCAACAGCCCTTGAGGAAGGCCTCGAGTGTGGTGTATTTCCATACAGCGGCCAATCCATTTGGTGGATGGTCGGCCATGAAGACGCAGTTAGAGGGGGAAAAGAGGGAAACCATCCTTTGTCGGGCGTATGGAGTCCCTGTAAAGGCATCTAAAACTGTATTTCCTGCCTTTTCTGACAAGAATATCGTGCAGGCTAAAGAAGTGCCTGTTTTAGCGGACGATGCGGATGCCTCGTGGGTGCTTTCGATAGACCCTGCTGGGGCAAAGCCCTGGACGATGGTGCTGTTTGGGATTGATCCACATGGGGTAGCCTGGGCGGTTAAGGAGTTTCCTGACTTTGACAGTTATGGTGGATGGATTGACCTGACAAAGGGGGATAAAGTTAGTGCAGGTGAGGCGGCACAACCCAATGGGTTCGGATTAAAGGACTATGCAGAGGTGATTAGGCGGATGGAAGGTGATCGATTTGTGGATCGTATAATCGACCCGAGGTTAGGAGCGGCGAGTTATCAGAAATCGGAAGGATCTTCTAATATTATCGATGATTTAGCGGAAGAGGGTTTACCGGTTATCCCTGCGGAAGGTTTGGACATCGAGACGGGCTTACAGGCGATTAATAATTTACTGGCATGGGATCGTACTAAGGAGATGGGGCTGGGGAATCATCCCAAGCTGATGATTTCGGATGAGTGTCAAAACCTGGTAGCCTGTATGCAGGAGTATCAAGTGGGAGATTTAAAACATCCGGCAAAGGACTATGTGGACTGTGTAAGAATGTTCGCCGTGGGGAATTTTGAATACTTCGACCAGGAGGAATTGGTCGGAACAGGTGGAGGGAGTTATTGATGAAGAATAATAAGGTGATGCCTGGGCATCGTAATCAGATTGTATTATTAAGGCAGGCTGGGGGGACTTGGCCAAAGATCGCCAAAGCGGTCGGCTTCAGCCGAGCGACTGTGCAGAAGGTATATAAGGAGGAAGTAGCGAAGGAAGCACCTCCTGTAATTGAGGAAGTAAAGCCGAAGTATGAGAAGGCTAGGGTATTATCGATGGTCCCGAACCCTCGTTTAATGCGGATATACTTTGAGGATCGGGATGAGATTGGTGTGTGCGTGAAGAGGCCACAGGACAATCACCCGCCAAAGAGTCAGATATTAGTGAAGAAAGTAGATGGGGAGGAAAAGCTGTACAGATTGGTATGAACCGCCCCAGGCGAAGGATAATCGCATTGACGCGATGCTTCGTGAAATGGTGGTGGAGCAGGGGCTAGAATCCTTGGTTACAGGAAACGAGCCAAGACCATTAACGATTCAGGAGATTGCTGACTTCGTTGGGGTAGGTTTCACATCGCTTCAGAGAATTGAGCAACAGGCTCTGAATAATTTGCGAAAAAAAATGTTAAACTTGAAAGGTTAAAATGGAAACGGAAGTACAAATATATGAGGAAAAGCCCGATGTGGATGGGCTTAAAGAGGATTTTGAACGGGCAAAAGCAAACCTTAGTTGGTGGATGGATAAAGCCGAGGATGCTCGGGAGGTTCGCTTTAATGAATGGGCGGGGAAGAGTGGAGATGGCAAGAAGCATGGCCCTGAAGCCTTCCCATTTGACGGTGCAAGTGACTTAGACCCCAATGTAATCAACCCATTAATCGATGGGGATGTCGCGACTCTCACGCAGGCCCTGTCGCAGGCCAACCTGGTAGCCGCGCCTGTGGAGAGCGGTGACATTGCATCGGCTAAACTGGTGAGTGAATTTTTGAAGTGGCGAATGGGTACGATGGATGAACTGATGAGGGAGTCATCCATTGGTGCAAATTATTTATTACAGAATGGACTGACTTTTTTCGGTACATACTGGAAGCAGGAGAAGACGAGGAAGTTTGAGCCTATTAGTTTGGACCAAATTGCGGAGCAATCACCTGAACTGGCTATGGCTATCCAAGACCCTGAAATGAAGGAGGGGGTTGAGGAGATGTTTTATCCGATGTTCCCTAACCTGAAGAAGAGACGGGTGAAGAAGATGCTTAACGAACTTCGCAAGACAGGTGAGAGTGAAATCCCGACCGAAAAAGTGGTCGTTAATCGTCCGGCAGTCAAAGCATATGAGCTTGGGCGGGAATTGATCGTGGACAGTAATGTGATCGACCTGGAGTCGGCCCGTTCCATCCATTGCTTGCATTACTATACGCCTGAAGCATTGAAGCAGAAGGTCAATGAGGGATGGGATGCCAAGTGGATTGATGAAGCTATTGAGAAGGCTAAAGATTTTTACGAACAAGAGTCATACTCCGACTCCATGATGTCCTATGACTATGGGAACAACTATGGAAGCCAGCACTACGAGGGATTGATTAAAGTTATTACTACTTATCGTAAGGAATTGGATGAGGATGATGTCCCTGTTGTCACCAAGACCTGCTGGACCGAAGAGATGGAAGAAGCAGGGTTCCATGAGCCTGTCGGGTATGATGAAGGCAGATATCCATTCGTATGTATCACGAGAGAGCATTTAAACCATCGTTTATTGGACTCTCGGGGATACCCTGAGTTATTAAAGAGTTATCAGATTGCGGCCAAGACAGAGATGGATGCGCGGCGGGACCAGGCAAGTATGACCACATTCCCTGCTGTGGAATATCCGATTGGCCGCCGTCCCGAGCGTTTGGGCCCAGGTGCGTTTTTGCCTGTGCGTAGGCGTGGAGAGGTTGGCTTTGTGGAGACACCGAGGTATTCACCTGCATCGACACAGGTGGAGATGGATATCCGCAAGCTATGTAATCGCATAACTGGTCGGGCGACTGGTCCTGACGATGCGGTGGAAGCCAATGTGATTAAACAGCACCTGGTAAACTGCTGGCTCAATGGATGGAAGGAAATCCTCAAGAGAGTGTGGTGCTTGGATCGTACTTATTCAGGACCGATGATATGGTTTCGGGTAACAAATAACGAGCAGGGCGCACAGCTTATCTTGGATGAAACTGCGGAGTTGTATGATTTTAATATTTCATGGAACTCGATGAATGCAGACGAGGAGAAGGTTCTACAAAAGCTGGATACCGTTGGTAAGTTAATGGCAAGCTATGACAGAACTGGGCAAGCTCGCTTTGATGTGTATTTGAGAAAGGTATTGGAAGCAATCGATCCAAACCTTGCTGGTCAATTAATCATGCCTCAACAGGAGGCCACAACGAAGGAGATTATTGAAACATCCAATGACATCGCCAAGATCGCAAGTGGTCAGGTTGTCAATGCACCCGAGCAGGGGGCGAATGCACAGCTTCGTTTACAAGTATTACAGCAGTATATCCAAGGGTCTGAAGCTATCCCAGCCACCGATGTGCAGGATAGACTGCAAAACGATGAGAACTTCGCCAAGCGATTACAGACCTATGCCAGCCAACTAGAGTTCCAATTAACTCAACAGCAGAACGCTAGGATCGGACAG